ATGAAATCATAGAACTCTTCGCAGAGAATGATATTGCAATGCCTGAAGCGATAGGTGATGCAGAGGCAGTCACAGATTTTGCATGGGAAATTCTATTCTTATCACCATGGGAACTCGCATACATAGCTATCCCTATGTCAGTTCTTGCATTCTATGGTTTATCGATATACGCAATTTTTAAATACATTCAAAAAAGGTTTTCGTAATGAGACAACGATTCGCAATGGGGATGACTAAGTTCTTCCGATTCTTCGCCGACAAATTTTTTGCTAAACGATATGGTCATCGTGCTGTAGTGTTAGAAACTATTGCTGGTGTGCCAGGCATGGTAGCAGGAATGTGGGTACACTTAAAAAGTTTAAGACAAATGAAGACTGGTTATGGGCCCATGATTAGAGAACTACTCGAAGAGGCAGAAAACGAGAGAATGCATCTCATGTTCTTTATTGAGATTGCAAAACCAAATCTGTTTGAGAGATTATTAATCTTACTTGCACAAGGTATCTTTTGGAACTTCTATTTCATTCTATACGTATTCAGTCCAAAGACTGCTCACTTGATGATACACTACTTCGAATGGGAAGCAGTTAGGTCATATACAGATTATCTAAATGAAATCTCAGAAGGACGTATCGAAGATGTTCCAGCACCACAACTTGCCATTGATTACTACAGTCTAAATAAAGATGCAAAGTTATCTGATATGATTAAGTGTGTCAGAGATGATGAGAGGAAACACTCATTAGCAAATAAAAGATTTAGTGATGTTTAGTAATTGGTATGTTAAAAGAGTTGAAAGGTCAGACGTTAAAGACTTCATAGAAACCCATCATTATTCAAAATCAATCAACGGATGTATTGCAGATTACTGTTATGCATTGTTCCATGAAGAACAAATGAAAGGTGCAATGTTCTATGGTAGGTTTGCAATGGCAAATCAGTGGATGAAATATGGTGAGTGTAAAGAAGATGTAATCGAACTCAGAAGATTATGTTGTGTTGATGACACTCCAAAGAACACTGAAAGTTTTTTCATTGGTGCTTCTCTTAGACTTCTCAAAAAAGATTGGGGTGGTAAAACTGTAGTTAGTTATGCAGACACCGAATACGGACACGAAGGAATCATTTACAAAGCAACTAACTTTGAGAAAGTCGGTATGACAAAGTATGACAAAGTAATCATACATGAAGGTAAAAGATATCACGACAAAACAATCAGAACAAAAGATGCTCATGGGAATCTAAAACCCTTTGCACAAAAGATTAAGAAAGCATTAGAAGAAGGAACTGCATACTTTCACAAAACAAAAGGTAAGAACGTATACGTCTATGATTTATAGTTGGAAAACCGTTCTAGTCACAATTAGTGTTCTAGTCGGTCTCAAAATTTGGAACCCTTACATTGTAGAGAATATACAGTGGTCGTGGTTTGATTTTTTACATCAAACGCAAGAGAAGGTTCATGTAGACGATATCATCTTAGTTGATATAGATGAGAAGACACTAGAAAAGTACGGACAATATCCACTACCAAGAAACATATATGCTGACTTGATGTTAGAATCACACTGGAGTAATACACATGTATTTACTCAGTTGTTTAAAGAACCCGATAGACTTGGTGGTGATGAAGAGTTCGCTGAAGGTCTTGCAAATCGTCTTTCTATTTTATCTTCAGCACCAACACTACAGAAGGACACAGGGTCAGCACCCTTTGTTAACACTTCAGTGTTCGGTGGGGGTGTAATTGCAGATAACATCTGGCAGTTCTCAGGAATTGCTTCACCAATCAGGATACTCCAAGACAATACATACGGAGTTGGAGTAAGTGTAACTACACCTAGTGTTACAGGAACAGCAAACTTTGATGGTACAACTCGCTCTGCACCCCTTATAGTTCTTGCAAATGACCAAGTCTATCCAAGTGTTGCACTAGAGACACTTAGAGCATTACAAGACCAACCAAATTACCAAGTCCGTGTTACCGAATCAGGTATTGAGTGGATACGAATGGGAAGGTCTAAACCAATAGAGACCACACCAACTGGTGATGTAATGATATCATATTGGAATCACTTCAATAGAGTTAGTGCTTCCGAACTTTCTAATACTGAGTATGAGAATAAGATTCTGATATGGGGTCTAACTGCTGAAGGTCTGAATAATCCAGTCTCAACTCCAGTGGGTGTATTATATCCTCACGAAGTACAAGCGAACCTAATCCAAACCGTCTCGCAAGAAGTTCGTATACAACAATCCTACTATCTCGAATTTTTAGAAGTCGTTCTTTTGGTTGCAATGCTTCTAAGTATTCTAATCGTGGTCTACAATGTTCCCACAATTCTTTCGGGGATAGTGAGTCTAGGAATTGTTGGATTTCAGGTGGGTGGGGGTTTCTATTTGTGGACTTCGTCTTTCGTTCTTTTCGATACTTTCTACTCATCGATAGCCTCCTTGATGGTTTTCGGACATGCTTCCTTCAACAAATACTATACAACTTATCAACTCAAGGAACAAATTAAGAAGCAGTTCCAAAAGTATTTATCGCCTGACATGGTTGACGAACTCGCAAAACACCCCGAAAAATTGAGACTCGGTGGAGAAAGAAAGGAAATGACATTCATGTTCATGGACATATGTGGATTCACTCCTATCAGTGAACACTATAAGAACAACGATGACCCCGAAGGATTGGTTGAATTGATAAACAAGTTCTTAGATGTACAAACCAAGATTATCATAAATAATAAAGGAACCATAGACAAATATATGGGCGACTGCATCATGAGTTTTTGGAATGCTCCCTTGGATTGTGAAGACCACGCTGACCTCGCCGTTAAATCTGCAGAAGAAATATTACATGCAACTAAAAAACTAAATGAAGAATTATCTCCTCTCAATCTGCCTCCTATTAATGTCGGTATCGGTATTAGCACAGGAGAGTGCATTGTCGGGAACATGGGGTCAGAAGTTAGATTTGACTATTCCGTCATTGGAGACGCCGGTCAACCTTGGGGCTAGACTCGAAGGACAAACAAGAAATTATAATGGGGTTGACGTGTTGTTATCGGAACGAACTTATCAACTATGTCCAACAAGAGCATTTAAACGAGTTGACCGTATCCATGTTAAAGGAAAGGAAGAGCAGGTCACAATATACACTCCATTGGAAACTAGTTGACCCACCTTCTAATCTAGACTGGACAATCTTTTACACTTTACAATTCTTAGATGTAGCGACTACAGTCAAAGGTTTAACATATGACTGTGTCACGGAAGCGAATCCAATATTCGGAAAGAACCCATCTGCTGATAGATTAATCATTTACAAATTAGGATTGTTGACACCAGCAATAGAATATGATAGAAGACATGGTCAATTAAATCAAGCATCTATACAGTCAACTAATACATTTATGCTATTTGTCATAGCTAATAATATCAATGTCATTCAGAAAGCATCTAATAGATGTGGAAAAAGATAACTTTTTTTCAAAAATCCCCTTGATTTAATTATAAAGATACCTATATAATAGTAGTAGGAGAGAACTTCAAAAGAGCTCGGACTTGGAACTAGGATTGGGCAACGCCGACAACTAGTGACCCCAAGTCTTAAAAAGAGCTCGGTTCTCGACTACACCTAATGCTCAGTAGAGGTTAGGTAATTTTAATCTTGCTTAATAAAGGAGAAAAGCTATGACTATATACGATGACGTATTTGGGAAAACCTTCCCATTCGCAATTGGGTTCGACAGAACTCTTCAACTACTAAACAACGCTGACGTTACACAAGACAGCACAAACTATCCACCTTATAATATTGTAAAGCACGATGCAGAAAGTTTCAGTATCGAACTTGCAGTAGCTGGATTTAGTAAAGACCAAATAACTATCACAAAAGAGAAAGCGGTTCTTACTATTGAAGGTAAATCAGACAAGGGTCAGGATGAGATGGTTTACATTCACAAAGGACTTGCATCTAGAAACTTCAAAAGAAAGTTCACTTTGGCAGACGACATCAAAGTTGAATCTTCCGAGATGATAGACGGCATTCTATTTGTGTATCTTGCTAGGGAAATCCCCGAAGAAGACAAACCACAAACTATAGAAATATCCTAAAAAACATCTTTACGATACACCCTTTATATTGTATACTGGGTGTATCTTCTAATAATAGAAGAATGTATACAGGAGAAAACTATGTTAACAGTAGGAGATAAAATCCCACAAGTCAATCTGCCAGTAAGAGTAGATGGTGACTTTAGAACACTGGATACTTTGAAACAAGTAGAAGGTAAAAGGGTAATTATTTTTGCACTGCCAGGCGCATTCACTCCAACATGTTCTGAACAACAACTGCCAGGATTCGATGGAATGTTTGAGCAGTTTGATGAAAAAGGTATTGAAGAAATTTATTGTGTTTCTGTTAATGATACTTTCGTTATGAATAGTTGGTTTGAGCATCAAGATGTTCAGAGAGTTTACCCACTGCCAGATGGTAACGGTGAGTTCACTGAAGCAATGGGTGCCAGTGTAGAAAAATCTAATCTAGGATTTGGAATTAGGTCTTGGAGATATGCAATGGTTGTAAATGACGGAGTCATTGAGGCAATCTTCTCAGAAGAAGGTCAAGATGATAACATCAATCACGACCCATATGAAATCTCAACGCCAGAAAACGTACTAGAGAACCTTTAAAATTATGGAACTGAGTAGGGAAGACACCCTGTGGGTAGCAAGCAAGCTTGTTAACTACTTCGCAGACTTCGGTAGGATTGACGATTATTTTCGTGCAAGAAAAATCGAAAGAGTTAAAGACTTACCAGCACCATTATTTGGATTCGGTCTTGAGGATGACATGTTTCAAAACTATGACATGCATCCTCGGGACATGAATTTTGAGGTCACAACAATACCCAACGAAACATTTGATGCAATGTTAGAAAAGACTGCATCATTCTCGCCTGATGAATCGCCAGGCAAGACTATGAAACTTGTGGTCAAAGAGACCAACACAAACACAGTGGTAGGATTCATTAGGTATGGGTCACCACTCATTAATTCAAAACCAAGAAATGATTACCTTGGTTCTACACCCGACTTAGACATATTCAACAAACGTGCAATCATGGGATTCAATATTGTTCCCGTACAACCTTTTGGATATAATTATCTTGGTGGTAAACTTCTTGCAGCTATATGTTGTTCACACGAAACACGTAGAATGTTGAACGCTAAATATAACACAGAGTTCTGTTTGTTTGAAACAACATCTTTGTATGGTAACATCAAAGGTGCAAGTATGTACGATGGTATGAGACCATTCTTAAGATACAAGGGTGACACACAGAGTAAGTTTTTACTTACACTAGGTGAAGAACTATACTTTGAACTAAGGGATTGGTTCACTGATAGAAACGATGGAGAAGATTTGATACACAAAGGTGCTTCATCACGTAAACTAAAAATGCAAACTAAGATGGTTAGTTTGGTTAAGCAGAATTTAAAGAAACATGATATGGTAGGATACGAACACTTCTGTAAAGCAATTGAAAGTGCAAGTGGTGTTACTACACAGAAGAGATTCTACATGTCAGAATGGGGATACAGTAATACAAAAGATGTGTTACTTGGTAAGACTGATAAACTAATCAAAGCAGAGAACTTTGATAGATTTGAAATGGATGGTATCCTCGCATGGTGGAAGAAACATGCTAGTAAGAGATTTGATAATGTGGTTGCACAAGGAAGAAACAGAACAGAGTTAGAAGTGTGGAACCAAGAAACTATGAACAAGATTGATATTATAAGATGAGGAAAGGGTTTACATGTGGTGCTTTCGACCTGTTACATGCTGGTCATTGTGTCATGTTAAAGGAAGCAAAAGAGAATTGTGATTATCTCATCGTGGGTTTACAAACAGACCCAAGTATCGATAGACAAGAAAAGAATCAACCAGGTATGAAAGATACATACAACTACAAGCAGTCAAGTACGTAGATGAAGTGATACCATATGACACTGAACAGTCATTGCTAGATTTAATTGAGTCAACAGAGTTTCATATAAGATTCGTAGGTGAAGATTATGTGAATAAAGATTTTACAGGAAAAGGATTACATGAAATCTATTACACCAATAGAAAACATTCCTTCTCTACAACTAATTTGAGAAACAAAGCGGGACTAGTATAACGGTCATTACGAGGGGTTACCAACTCTTAGATAACAGTTCGATTCTGTTGTCCCGCTCCAATATATTATGCTAGATAACTTTTACACAGAGAAAACATACCAAAAGACAATTAGGATACTAGTGTATCCTAACATCACATGGCAAAAGAATCTAGAACAAGATTCATATGTACAGGTGTTGAAGAATATGATTCGAGAAACACAACACGAACCATTCTTCTGGCATATCATATCACCAACTCACATAGATGGATTGACATTTGACAATACAGAACAGTATCTATTACCAGTTCCTACATATCCACCAGTGATGAGAGCACACTTTGATGTGGAAGCAGTGAGAAGACTAGTAGGACATGATAAAGACTTTGATATTATTATGTCACACTTGCCAGAACACACTCACCAGTTAGTTAACACAATCTATAACATGACACATCATACACCAAAGGTTATTGGTTATTCACATTGGTTTGACTTTGACCATATTGTCGCATGGCACAAAGGAACATTCAATCAAAATGCTACTGGTCTACTGGAGTATGATAGGTGTTATATTAATACACAATGTCAGAAAGATATGGTGTTGAATCAAGCAAGAGATACATTCAATGAGAAGACTGTAACGAAACTAGATAACATTTTAAAAGTACAACACTTAGGTGTTCATGATGAAGACATAGTTTCGGTAAACACAAGACCTTCAAGAACTATAGTGTTCAATCATAGATGTGAGAAATATAAACACTTCGATGAGTTTATTGCTTTGATGGATGCCTTATGGGAACAACGACAAGACTTCAAAGTTTGGGCACCATTGTTTGATGGTAGTTTCAGTAAACCATATCTATCAAATGAAAAGTTTGACAAGAAGGGATACTATAAAAAACTAAATGATTGCTATATGGGTTTTGCACCCAAACAAAAGTATGGTGGTTGGAGTGTTGCAGCTACAGATGGAATGATGAATGGATGTCCGTACATATTCTATGAAGGTGATTACTATCATGAACTGCAAGACAACGCTGACTTCTTTACTACAGATGATGAGTCACTTAGACTTATCAATGAATATCTAGATGATATTGATTTAAGAAATGATAAAGCGATTCAAGCACAAGATTGGTTGAGAACTCATCTATTGTATAGTGCTGAGATGGACAAGATGTGTGATGAAATTAAATCACTTCTATCAAAAGCAGTATCATCACCTAAAGTAGATGAACTTGTAGAGTATGTAAAGGAACATAAGTCAGTAACTAAGAGAGAATTATTTGATACAATGGGATGGGGTAGAGGAATCAAGTGGACACCTTACAGACGTGCCTTGATGACACACCCAAACATATATGACACTACTAGTAGTGAATCAACATATAACTGGAGAGAAGAATGAGTCAGCCTCTATTTGAAGAAGGTGTCTATTGTGTAGTAGACAATGACAAGGCAGAGTTAGCAGGTATCAAAATCTTAACAGGTGAGTATGAGGGAACTATCTATTCATACGGACAAGTTGGTTTTGAGGATGGTAAACCACACATAAATTTTGAAAGAAACTTTCATATAGTTCCCGAAGGTAAAACTTTAGATGAACTAAATACCAGCGAAGAATTAAATCAATTGATAGGTGATATCCTTGTGGAACTCATCTCTCATCAAATCGCTAAGGAAGAAAATAATGAACAAAGAAGTATTGAAGGAACAGATTAAACGACACGAAGGAGAAGTCCTTGAAGTGTACGCTGATTCACTTGGTTATTTAACACTAGGTGTTGGTCACTTAATTAAAGAAGGTGATGCAGAGTATGGACAACCTGCTGGTACACCAGTATCACAAGAAGTGGTTGACGCTTACTATGAAGCAGATTTTGATAAGCACGTAGAAGAAACTATCCATGTATTCGAATCAAAAGGTGGAGAAGATTTCTATAGTCTACCCGAAGAGATTCAACATGTACTAGTCAATATGACATTTAACCTAGGTGGAACAAGATTCAGTAAGTTCAACAACATGTGGAAAGGTGTTGTCGCTGGTGACTGGGAAAAGATGGCAGTTGAAATGGAAGATAGTAGATGGTTCGGACAAGTTGGTAGAAGGTCAGTAGAACTTCAACAAATGGTTCGTTCTTGTGGCTAGAGAAATACTCGCAGTAAAACTTATCGGTGGTGAAGTCGTGATGGGATACGTCACGAAGAAAGGTTTTGGTAAGGAAATCATCATCGAAGAAGCACAAGAGTGCTTAATAACTTACTCAGAAGGTAGAGCAGAAGTAGAACTCGCACCTTGGAATCCGTACGCTATGGATTATACATTCACCGTACCATACCATGCTGTAGTTACTACATTCAAAGTGAGACCGAATTTAGAAATTAACTACAAGAAAAGTACAGGTAATATTAAGGAAAGATAATGGCAGATTTATTAAGAGCATTAGAAAAGAAGTTAGAGGGTGACATCGCTGTTCACACTGCTAACTGTATGGTGTATCAATCCAATCCAACAGGTATTGGTGAACACCCCGAAATCGTACAAGCATTAGAAACAGAAATTGACAAACTTGCTGATGCACAAGACAAACTCAAAACAGTAAAGGAATTACTACATCCTACACCAAAACACCTTGCCGAATAACGGTTAGTCTGTTATACTTACAGGATGGATTATTATACTAACGTTTGTCGTACACGTGACAAAATCCTCGTTCGAGGTTATCAAGGTGATAAACAGGTCAAGCAGAAGATTGACTACAGACCTAAACACTACATTCCATCTAAGAAAGGCGAGACACCGTTTCGTTCACTAGATGGAAGACCACTTGAAGTTGTTGAACTCAACTCAATGGGTGGTGCAAGAAAGTTTAGAGAGAAGTATGATG